AGCAGGGCATACGTCTACCGGAAGTAGTACCCCACCTAGGTGGGACGGGTACCCCACCTCGCAATCGCCCAGATGCGCTGCGCTGCAGGCGATGTCGGGCAGGTGCCCCACCTGTCTCACGTCCCACCTCGGTCTGAAACTTCCCTACGTTCCCCTACGCGTCTCTCTATTCCTTTATTTGTTTTGATATAAGTGGGGTTAGGTAGGGTACGTGGGGAACTCCCGCTCTGTGACTGGGTTTTGCCGGTACCCCACCTCGTCCCACCTTGCAGATAGGTGGGGAACTGCCTTACGGTGACTGGATGAAAGAAGTCAAAGTCCGTTTTGAGCCTGCAGACCTGCTGGCGCTCGACCAGCAGGCCGCAGCGGCAGGCGTCAGCCGCGCAGAGTTGATCCGTAGCCGTGCGCTTGTTGCGAATTGCGACATGGGGCTAACCACAGCGGCATATCACCGTCTAGTGTCTGATGCGCTTGCCAATGTGCGCGGGGACATCCCACGCCGCATGGTTGAGCAACTTGTTGCTTATGTCATCACATGGATCTCATCAACATCTCAGCCAAGCAGCAACCCGTGATCAACCGGCTCCATGACACCATGGACCACGCGCTTGCGTATGCCGCTGCCATCCGCGACAATGCCCAAGATGATCAGCAGCCAATCCCGGCTGAACTGGTCGCATCCTTTGCAGCCGATTACGACCGGTTGATTGCAATTCTCACCACCGCCGCCACATGAAACTCATCACCACACAGGCTGACCTCAGCCATGCGCTACGCACCATTGCCCCAGCGATCAGCACCAGCAACAGCCATCCGATCCTGAGCTGCTGCCTGATCGCTGCTGGTGGTGCAACCATGACCGTCACCGGCTTCAACCTCGAACTCGGCATCACGGTCACTGTCCCGGCAGCCGTGGACACTGCTGGCACGGTGGTGCTGCCGTATCGGCTGCTGGCAGGCCTTGTGAGCCGCATGGACGATGGCGAGCCTGTGACGCTCTCAGACGGCGCTGTGAGCGCCTCCAGCGGCTCTTACGGGCTTGCGGTGCAGGATGCAGCCGATTACCCGGCCATGCCACTTGTGGAGGCTCCTAGCGCTGAGCTGGACCTGACCGCTGGTGTGCGCGCCTGCATGATTGCCGCTAGCACCGATGCCAGTAAGCAAATCCTCCAGGGCATCCACATGGCAGCCGGTTACATGGAAGCCACCGACGGCCACCGCATGATGCGCGTTCCCGTACAACTGCCGGACGGCATCGACCTGGTGCTACCAGCCAGCACCATGAAGCTGCTCCAAGACCGCACCGTGACCGTGGCAGCAGCAACCGGCCAGGCAGTCATCGATGCAGGCGACGGCATCACCATCTACAGCCGCATCCTTGACGGCAAATACCCCGACGTGGCAGCGCTGGTGCCCGCCAGCTTTGAGCACACCATCACCCTTGACCGGCACCGCTTCACCCGTTGCCTAGAGCGCGTTGCTCTGATCGCAGAGGCACACAACTCCTTCGTCAAGTTGGTGGCTGCCTCTGGTACCCTTGCCATCACAGCAGAAGCCGATGCCAATAACGGCAAGGAGCTGATCACCTACGAAGGCACTGCAACCGGCGCATGGGCGTTCAACGTGCATTACCTGCTTGATGGTCTTAAGGCCATGCGGCAGGCGGAGACTGTTACACTGTCGGCCAATAGTGCAACAACGCCGGTCGTGCTAAGGCCGACTAGCATGACAGAGCAGACGTATCTCATCATGCCAATCCAACTCCGGGGGTAATACAAATGGCGCGCAAAAGCACCAAAGACGAGATCCAAAACCGTGTAAATGAGGTTTATGGATTACTTTTGCGCGCATGGAATCATAATCAAATTGTTCAATACGGTTCCGAAAAGTGGGGAGTAAGTGAGCGTCAAGTGCGTGATTATTTGGCTGAAGCGCGTAAATTAATGGCGCTTGATGCTGAGTTAGAGCGGCCTCAATGGCTTGAGGCTGCTTTGGCGCGGCTGCAGGATTATGAGCGCATTGCACGCGAAAACAACCAAGTCGGCCTAGCCATGACTGCTGTAGAGAAGCAAGCCCGGCTGCTGCGGTTTGAGATGAGCTAGTTAACCTGCTTGTATTGCAGGGTTAGCCATGGCACGTCGTTTCGCACGAGACAACCGAGGTAGGTTTGCTCCAAAGGGCGCAGGCGCTACTGCTCGTGGCGGCCGGCTTAAGACTGCCAGCGGTAAGAAGCGTGCTACGCAGACCATGCAGGAAGGTGGAGCCAAGCCTTCCGGCGCCATTAAGGGCAGGGTGAAGCGCGACCTTGGCGCCGCCGGGAAGATTGGTAAGGCATCGACATCAGCACCCAAGACGGGCAGACGCAAGGCAGTTGGAACAATTAGTGAAGCAAAAGCTGGACGCATCATTAGTCGAATTGATGCCAACCGCCCTGGTCTGCGGAAGGCCACAGGCTCTGCTCGTAAAACGGCAAACTCTATTAGAACGCAACGCAAAGCAACAGACTTCGCTCTTGCCGCTGGGGCTAGGGCGCGGAAGCAAGGTAAGAACATAAGCGTTAATGAGTCATTGCAGCGGGGCATAAAGAATGCGGCCGCCAAGAACGCAACCCGCGCTGCTGCTAAGCCAAAATCAGCGCAGGACTTGGTGAATGCCAGTGTTCGCAAGGTACAAAATCAAAAACTTCGCAACCTAAATGCCCAAATCAAAGAAGCTGGACCGAATGCTGCAGGCTTGAGACTGCAAAAATTGCAGTTGCAAAGCAATATGACATCAACTAAACCAAGGCCAACGGCAAAGCAAGCCGCAAAATCAGCCAAGCAAGACGAGAGCATTCGCGGCCGAATTGCAGAAATGCGCCGCCAAAGCGGTCGTGTACAAAGAGCCGAAGCAAATCGCCAGCGCACCGCTGATGTACGGACTGGTGCTGCTGCAGGCTCTAAAGCATCTTTCGCTAGGCGTCCAAGCGCCAAGACAACAAGATCGAACCTAAGAGCAGAACGCGCTTTGGCTTTTTACAGTAATCCAGCAAAGGCATTGCGAGAAGTTAACAAGAAAAAACCAGGCTTCCGCTTACCTCGTGGGATGCGCTAAGCTCCAACCGACACCACGTCACACCATGGAAGACTTTCTTGCTGCAGTCGCTCAGGCCATGAACGACTCTGAGCTGTCAGCCGCTGAACTGATCGGCTGCCTTGAAATCGTTAAGGCTGAGCTGTTGGAAACTATTTTTGATGACGCTGATGAAGCCTGAAGTCACCGCTGTCGGCAGGTTGCTTAAGCCCAAAGGCGACGAGCCGCGCATCTTGCATCGCATTGCCGTTAAGCCTGACGGCAGCGCTAAAACAACTGTCCGCAAGGTTTTGTGAGCATCGTCAGCGGCATCTGCGAACCAGTGCCGCTGCTTGCGTTCATGCAGCAGCAGACGCCAGAGGACACAGGCGACCTAATCACCCGCATCCGTGCTGACCTACACCCTGGGCAGCTTGCGTTTGTCGATGACACCGCAACGCAGATCCTTGGTATCAGTGCTGGCTACGGCGCTGGCAAGACACGGGCACTATGCGCTAAAGCTGTGATGCTGGCCGCAGTCAATCAGGGCTTTATCGGCTGCGTGATGGAGCCCACGGGTCCGTTGATCAGAGACATCTGGCAGACGGACTTCGAGGCGTTTCTAGAGGCGTATGACATCCCGTACACGTTCAGGGCTAGCCCGCTGCCGGAATACATGCTGCACTTGCCGGGCGGTGATACAAAAATCCTGTGCCGCAGCTTTGAGAACTGGAGCCGCATCATCGGCTTGAACCTTGCCTGGGTGTTGGCGGATGAGATTGACACGGTGACGCCAAGCATTGCCAATAAGGCATTTCCCAAGATCCTTGGCCGACTCCGCAGCGGCAATGTCCGGCAGTTTGGTGCGGCATCGACGCCTGAAGGGTTTCGGTGGATGTGGAACACGTTCGGCAGCGACGAGGCTAAGCAGCGGCCAGACCGGCATCTAATCAAGATGCGCACGGCGGACAACCCGCACTTGCCACCGGACTTCATCGAGCGGCTAGAAGCCAACTACGACCCAAGCCTGCTGCGGGCGTACCTCGACGGCGAGTTCGTCAACCTGACAACCGGGCAGGTGTATGACAGGTTCGACCGGGCCAAGCATGTCACCGCCAGCGTGCCCGACATCAGCCGCGAGCCGGTGCGTGTTGGCATCGACTTCAACGTGGGCAACATGTCCGCTGTGATCGCCGTGCGGCTTGGCAGTGGCCTGCTAGTCATCGATGAGATTGCAGGCGCCCATGACACCGACGCCTTGGCGCAAGAGATCCGCAGGCGGCATCCGCAGCAGCAGGTGTACATCTACCCCGACGCAAGCGGTGGCAGCCGCAGCACCAACGCCAGCCAGACCGACATCCAGATCCTTGAGTCCTATGGCATGTCCAACCAGTCACCACGGAGTAACCCTCCTGTCCGTGATCGGGTGGCTGCTGTTCAGGCTCTGCTGGAGAACGGCAAAGGGCAGGTCAGGTTGCAGGTAGCGCAAGGCTGCAAGCGTGTCATCGAGTGCCTAGAACTGCAGTGCTACAGCGACAAGGGCGAGCCTGACAAGGATGCAGGCTTTGACCACATGAATGACGCGCTCGGGTACTTGGTCTGGCGTGAGTTCAACCCGCTGCACGCTGGCGCTGGCCGAGGCACAGGCGTCAGGCTCTACTAGGGTTGACCACGGCGGCGCTAGGTGGTATCTTGTGCTCACGGCCGCCGAGGCCGACCCTTTACCATTCCAACCATGATCAACAATCGTTTCATAAACGCCGTTGCAGCCATCGTGCTGCTGGCAATGGTGTACGTCGCTGGTCAGGACAGCGGCTACAAGGCGCACCACAACCACCCCGCGTGCCATCAGAACCTGAAACCTTAGACTGACGGCACTGTTAATGGCGGTGCCGCTGTGTATACCGGCTTCAATTTTTATGACCGGCCGCTAGCGCAGCGCACCGTCTCCAAAGTCAATGACCCCAATACGTCTTGGTACGCCCAAGAGCCGCATTGGATCCTGATTGAAGACCTGCTACAAGGCACTTATGGGATGCGTAAAAAGCATCGCCGGTATCTGCCGCAAGAACCACGCGAGCTGGACGAGTCTTATGACAACCGTCTAGCCCGTAGCGTATGTCCGCCGTATTACATCCGCCTTGAGCGGATGCTGGCCGGGATGCTGACCCGCAAGCCCGTGCGACTGGATGACACCGCCGACGCGATCCGCGAGCAACTGTTCGACGTAGACCTGCAAGGCAATGACCTCAATGTTTGGACCTATGAAGCAGCGCGCAAAATGGTCAGGTACGGCCACATTGGTACATTGGTGGATGCACCTGCTAATGGGGGTAGACCCTATTGGGTGACCTACACACCCCGGCAGATCCTTGGCTGGCGCACCGA